TCAGGTGTATTAGATAATGGAGTCCAAGTCTCAGCAGTGTTGCTCAACGCTGTCCACGTCTCAGCAGTATCACTTAATGCTGTCCACGTTTCCGGTGTATCTGGTTCATCCACCCATTTTAGAACAGCATTCACTGTTATGGTAGACGTATCTGAAATTGCTATCTGAGCACGTTGTCTTCTAATTGCACTTACAGTCACCGTACTATAAGCAAGCAATGTGAACACATTATTGCAAACAATACTGGTGGATACAGATACAGTTGACGTATCAGAAACAGCAATTGCTCCAATTGCATATCTCTTTGCTGCAATGACCACCGTACTGGTGGAGCTGATTGCTACAGCACCAAATGCATACCTTTTGGCTGCAATGACCACCGTACTGGTATCTGAAACAGCAAAACCGCCAATTGCAATACGTCCAGCATTGACAGTTACTGTACTGCTGTCACTTATTGCAATTGATGTTCTGATGACAGATATTGCATTGACTGACATCGAGCTTGTCGATGAAATTGCAATAGATCCTGTCTTGACCTTTGTGCCTGCCACCGTCATGGTGGATTGGTCAAAGATCTCGAATTGTGCTGACTGAATCCTCTTTGCTGCTACAGTAACCGTACTGTATCCAACAAAATTAATGAATTTTCCACTTATTCCATATACACCAGATCCATATGGTCCAGACCCATATCCTGACCAATTGTTGGCATATTTACCAGATCCGTAATTCCCTACGCCATAATATGCCATGACATATTAAGCCAGGGTGATGGTCAAACTAGATGCTGGAATTCTTAAAACGTCACCGTCATTGATGGTTCTTGCTGTTGTGAGTGGCGCCCATGCGAGTAAAGTTCCGACTGTACTTGCATCAAATATTCCAGCCCATCCTACAGATCCCCAGTTACCACCAGACGCTGCAGCAAACTCAATGGCTGCTGCATTGGTGAATGTGGTTGCAGTCCCTGATCCTGAAATGGTTCCAGTGACTACTCTTGCATATCCATTGCCAGAAACCTCAGTTCCACCACCAGTATCGCTTGGAGCAGCTGTAAAAAGTCCAACATACCAGGCAGTGGGTCTGGTTGCGCTATTTGTCGTGAAAACCCAATTCAAGACTAGGTTTTCGGTGTAGTCGGTAAAACTAGACATATCTCACCCCAAAAGTATTTGTTCTTGCTAAAAGAGCACCACCAGACGTTGATCCACGATCATCAGCAATCTTCAGATCATTCAATCCACGCTCATACAGTGTTGCCCATGTTTGAATTCTCTCATCATTTTGAAGGTATGGAGCACCCTGCAATAAAGCACCATAGAGATAAATATCTGGGCTTGAAGTCAATAACCAGTTGGTTGCATTGCTACTTGATAACTTTGTCAACTTTCCATAATAAATTAGTTCTGCTGTATAGGTTGTGTCTGGTACAGGAACGACTCTAATCTGAGTACCGACAATACCAAAATATTGTGGTCTGCCTGGTGCAGTGTATTGAGTCCTCAATGAGTCCAATGAATCCACAGTCTCAAACTGCAAAGGTTGTATTGGATTGGTGTTTAATTTAACTGTTCTAGTTTCTAAAAAGTCAGCAGGTACAGCAGAATATTCACCGTCAATACTTGCAGTAGCCCTGACAATCATTTGAGTTGTTCTCAAAGTACGCTCGATCTGAGCCTCTGCAAGAGAGATAAAGTCAACAATTACAGCAGTCAAGTCATCACGATTGATCCAGTCTGCGACCGATGCCTTGAGTTCTGTATAAGTGGTCAATGCCATTTAAGTTTCCTCTTTTTCTTTTGCTTTTTCTAAATCTCGCATTACCCAAGTATGGTCATGCTTGAATTCAAATGTCCCAATGTGACCAATTTCTTTGCTGACATCGTGATCGATGTAGACCTTAAATCCCAATTCTTGAGCCTTTTTACAAAAGAATACATCTTCACCCATGTACCCTCTTTTACCAACCTGCCAAGGCATATCGAACCAAGGTTCACTCATGTTCTGAAATACTTCTTTCTTGATGAGCATTACACCAGTACCAACCGAGCCGATTTCTTCAAGTCCAGTGGAGTCAGGCATCGTGTAAACAGCTTGACGAACACCATTCTCATCATAATTCTGAGCTGTGGGTCCAGTTGGCATCCTTCTCCTGGCACAGTTGGTGGCCACAATGTCAACGTCATGCTTTAAAAGACGCTGAACCATGTCTTGTGGAAATGTCATATCTGAGTCAATAAACAGGATGTGGCTGCATCCTTCACGCATCGCATCGAGGCATAAATCAGCACGTTGATTCTGGATGATTGTGCCTTGCATGATTTTTAAACTGATTGCGTCTGTCGTATTCAGAGTATGGTAAGAGACCATATTCACCATGCAATAGGTATAGTTCGTATGGACCATGTCCCTTGCTGGGGTGCAGACTGCAATGTAGTTCATACTTGTCCTGGTCTCACTCTAAAGTATTTGTTTTCTGGATCATTCAGCCACCTCTTCATGTAAGCCGTATCTTCTAGCTTACCTTCAGACTTCAATTGTGCATAAATGCTCATTGGAATACTTGCAACCCTATGCCACTCACCATTCCAATTGGCTTTCTCATCAACCTGATTAAACTCTTGCTTATTCTCTTCGATGATCCCAGTCACATCCTGTTGAGTCTGAATGGTTGCCTCATCAGTCAAAGGATTGTAGTGCCAAGTCCTAGTGATACCAATTTCTTTATCTTCGCTAAATAATCTTTTTTCCATACTAAAGAGGCCAGATTTCTCTGGCCTCCCCCTTCATAGTTTAAGAAGTTATCAAGTCAGCAGCTAAGCCATGAGCTTTCTCTGTCATCACTTGTAAACCCCACTCAACGATGAGCATACGCTTCTCAGCATCACCAGTCTTAGCCAGTTCAACTTGTTGGTATGGACGCAATACGGTCATCTTTGCATAGTCAGGATCGATCACCCAAGCATCACGCTCACGCTGGAACCTATTTGGAACCACTTGGACATTACCAAAATCACTGACATAAATGTCTGCAGCTCCGATAATTGTCGCTGGACGATCACCACCATTGATGTTGAAACGACTTGATGCAATACCAGCAAATCCTGATACACGCTGTTTATTGACTGGACCGACCATCAATATCTTAGGTGTTCCACCTGAAGTCCATACTTGCTGAATCACATTCTTCAAAATGGTTTCAGTGAAAGTACGCACGTTACCATCAGTGCGCGCACTATTTGGTAGTGTTGTATACGATGGATTTAGACCATTGGTCTGCATATCTACGTTGGTCTTAACATATGCATTCAATGACGCTGTTACACGAGCAGCTGATGTGCTACCTGCGACCGCAATACCACCATTCAACATGACAAATTCTTGGTCACGCTTTAGCTCAGAACCACGCTTTGCGATCTGATAAGCCAACTCAGAACGTCTACCTGCTTTGTTAACCACTTCTTCAGTGTTTGACAAGACGATGGTCTTTCTGGAGATCTGAGCATAGTTGGTCAAACGTACAGTTGCTGTAACTGCATCATATGAACCTACGTCATCACCCTCAAGTTGAGCATTGGCAGCTGCTGTGTCCAATGTATCTGTCTGCCACTCAAAGAGAGTGCTAGTAATGTTTGAACGTCCAATATTAGAAGAAAATGGAGTTTCTTCTGGTGCTATGTTCGTTATAACATTTGAAAGATCCTCCCGAATACCCTTTGCACTGTACGTTGTGAACGTGTTTGTTACGATTGTCATAATTTACTACCTTAATAAAAGTGAAATGGCATGGGCTGCATCATCGATGCGACCCGTTTTTGCAAGACGCTGCTTTGCGCGTGACGATTCACTTGTTGTAGAAACCCTTCCAGCTGCACCTGGCGTGGCTGGTCTGGGTCCATTGTTCACCACTGGCTTAATGCCTTGACGTTTCCCCATCATGTTGTCGTACAGTGCTGCTTTACGCAACAAAACGACTAGACGATGATCTGAAATGCCCTTCATGTCTTCATCAGAGTAACCTGCATCAAGTGCAGATTTAATGAGCATTTCCTTCTCAGCCTTTGCTGTTTTAGGATCTTTCCACTGTGGAATGACCTTCAATAGTTCGTCCTTTTGCTGATGCAAATGACTCTCCATTGCTCGGTCTTGCTCAATCTTTGAGAGTTGTGCGAGTCGTTGCTGTTCAGATTGGATTGCAGCATAACGCTCTTGTTTGTCTCTCAAAACCTCTTTTTGTCTTACCCATTCAATTGGATCTTCATGGTAGAGTCTTTCCAAATCGACTTGTGGTTCAACAGACTGTTGAAGTTGGTTGTGTAATGCTCCCAACAATTGTGAATACTGTTCACGTTCTGCACGAACCGCATGAGTTTCTGATTCCACGGCTTTCCGGATCTCAGCAATCTGTTGCGTCTTTCGTGTGTAGTCCTGAGTCCTTGAGTAACCCTTTTGGAGTTCATCCAGTGACACTGCAACCTCTTTGCCGTCAATCTTGACGGTGAAGGTTTGTGGCTGGTCTTCCTCCTCGGTTTCACTGTCGTCCTCTGACTTTTCCTCGTTAGTTTCATTCTCCTCGGTAGCGTCTTGATCTTCCTCGGAATTCTCTAACTCAGTCGCTCCATCGGATTGCTCCTCTGGTTGCTGCGTCTCGTCACCTTTCTGTTGTCCCTCATCGGGCAGTATGGATTCAAGAGCATTGGCTGCTTCAGCCAAATTCATTGAGCCTGTAACACTCCCTTGTACGGTTGGTGTTGGATCTGGCATTTGTATTTCCTATATTAAATCAAATTTTTCTGTGCGCGTTCGATAGCTCTTTGAGCCACCTTGCCGTTATCAATCAACTTTTTGATCTCAGTCCTGAAAGATTCAATGGCTTGTACCATCATCCAGGCTTGTTCTCTTTTGAGGGTATCTTCTGGCCTGGTGCTTTTCCAGATCCAGATTTGATCATTTTGTAGCTTTTCCAATGCCGATGAGAAAACCTCATCATCATGCAGTTGTTCGGCCTTTTTACCTTTTTTATAATCTGCGTCTACGTCACTCATTGGACCATTCCACTGTTAGGGTTGATGGGAGCACCAGGTTGCATGACAGGTGGAACCTGTTGCATTCCTTGTGCAATAACTGCCTGTTGTTTCATCGCCTCACGATTGATTGCTTGAGCTGCAGTGATCTCTGCATTACTGATATTTGTCTGGTATTTTAGCTCTAACTCGTATTTCTTGATAAAGAAGTCCTGATTCATTTGATCTCTTTGCAAATCATCGGATCTCATCATCTCTTCACGTTTCAATTCAAGTTCTGCAGCCTTCTTCTGAATGTCGGCCTGAATAGACTCGGCCTGAACCTGAGCCAGAACCTGCTCTGGTGTAGGTTTCTGACTGGGTTGTGGTGGTTGATAACTGTCAGGGATCTGGTTAAAGAAGATGCCTGGGTCTTTGAATCCAGACAATTCGACAATCTTTCTCAAGGTGTTTGAATACTGTTGAGCTGTCACCAGTGGATTGTTTGCACCCAATTGTTGAAGAATCTGCTCTTGCTTGGCCACGACCATCGTGAGCATTTGCATTTTTTGCTGTACGTCACCGTTGCCAAGAGCAATGTTGATGGCCATGTCCATTGAGCTGTCCCATGCCCTTGGATCGATCTGAGTCCACTCGTTCCTGAGCCTGATCATCCTTGGCTTGTCCTGGTGGGTGGTGGCCAAGAACAAGATACCCTTAAAGAGTTTCTTCATACCCTCGGCCATCAAACGCGCAGTCATCTCAATTCTGCCTTGTGACGCACCGATGGTTGCTTGGACAGCTGCCTTGGTGCTCGACTGCAATGCATCGGCATTCAGTCCCATCGAAGCCTTGCTCATGCCAGTCCTGTCCTCCTTGATCTGGTCA